CTCTAGAATTTCTTTGTAAAGGATGGGTGAATAATAATTCATAAAAAAGTAATGGAGTCAAATTTTTGCCGGAATTTTTTTCGCCCCTTTTTTGGAATTAAAGCTCGTTTTTGGTCAGGGGGTCAGCATACGCAAGTGTGTCCTCATCACACTTGTCTCGTACCAACTCAAGGACTGCCATGAACTGATCCACGGTTTCACAATCCACGACACGCTCTTCACCTTCGCTGGAGTACAGGAAAAACTTACGGGACGCGGGGTCAACGACACAGCGTGTCAGGTACTCGTCTTGCATGGGGTTCGTTTGATTACCTAGGTATTATAGGACAATCAGGGCACAGTGTCAACTGTTGTACTGAGAGATTGATGTCGCATTTCCAACGAGAGCATCCATACCACCTTGGAAATCAAAAATGTTTTTAGTCCTATTTCCTGCCTCATCATACCATACATTCAATTCATCTTGAAACTTACTTGCTCTCATGGTATTGATTCCCGCATTGTTTACTACATGTGGAGGACCAATACGAATACGTAAATTGGTTCTTAAAGCATCAATATCATCAATCAATGCTGAAACCTGACTTTGAGCACCTGATGATACGTTGTTTATGTTTGCACCAATACCATTAGAGTCCTCTGTCCCACCAAAGAAATAAAAATATCCTAAAGCGGTTTGGGAGGTCACTACTCCAACCGCACCCGAATAATCATTATCACCAGAATGATAAACAGTCACCCCAATTCCCAGGGTACTGGTTGAATATTCTTCAGATCTAGTAATTGTTCTAGATACTCTGGTAAGTTCTCCACCCTGTAAAGGTAAATCACTATCTCCATGCTTTCCATCGGATAAATTGGGATAATGATATGCTGCCAAAATATCTGGATAAATTTCTCCTCTTACACCAATAACAGGTGTATCTGGTGTCCCTGGTATGGTTGCATATTGAAATGTACTAATTCCTGCCTGATAAACAACTCCCGTATCTGGTGCAGAACCAGTTGCTGTAATTAATCTTACGTTGATGGCTGGATTGGAATCTGGAATAGCGTTTTCCGCCGTGGTCATTATGGTGACAATTTCCTGCTTCTTTGCATTGATTGGATCAATATATTCTCTCTCAAGAATATCATCCATTGCTTCAGTGGTCTTTTTGAAATCTCTAAACTTTTGAAGTTGTATTCCCTCATAATCTGGAGGTGTTACATTATTACGAGCCTCCAAAAATTCTGGAACAGAACCAGCTGGTGCAGGTAATGGTGCTCCAGGATTTGGTTTTAGAGTCTCATCATCATATGCTTTATCTGTTTGTAGTTCTTTGAAAGCGGCAAACCCAGCTTTGCCACCTGTAGTATCCTGTTTATCCTGAAATGGATTCGTTGACATTACTCACCCTCCTTCGTACTCTTATCTCCACGGGCATCATAATCATAACCAGAGATTGAGAATTGCTTATCATCTCCTGGATATTCGGCAGGAGTTTCTCCCTCGTACTCAACAATGAGGGGTTCTCCATCAATCCTTGCTGCTTGAATTACATAATAACAATCAATACTAGTTCCATTACCAGATTTAACTCTGACAACTTTTCCCCAATCAATACTCTCAACAATTAGATCTTGGGAAGATCCAATTTGAGTTAGTGTTACAGTTATACTATCAACATCAATCAATCCTTCCCAATAAGATGGAAGTTCAATGGTATTTTTTCCAGTCAGTCTACCTCTGTAATATACTCCCGCTTCAGGACCTTCAAGACAAATATGTCTCAAGCGATGATTTGGTTTATTGGGATGCTTAATGTCAAATCCTTTCCAAGACTGAACATTAATAACTCCTTGAAATCTTGGAGCAGTTACAACACCACCAGCCTGTATATTTGTATCAACTGCTAAATTACCCAGTCGCATATTATAATGCAACCAAGGTTGACATGCTTCTGGAGGATAACTAGATGCTTGAGTGATAGCCTTGGTTGGATAATCAAACATTGTAGAGAATCTACCAAAAGTTGGTTGATCTCCACAGTGAGTGTCCCAATTTAGTTCTGGTCCTAAAAATTCAGCGGCCATTATTCTCCTCTCTTGTCATAGTGGTAACCAGAAACAGAGTATTCATCATTATTTCCTGGGTAATCTGCTGGAGATTCACCTTCATATTCAGGGATAAGTCTTTCTCCATCTGCTCTTTCGGCAAAAATTTGGTAGTAGCAATTGATTGGAACACCTCCATTCGATTGAAGATATACTTTTTCCTCATCGACTCTTTTGACGATCACATTTTGATGTGCTCCAATCGGAGTAAGATTGACCGTAATTGTTGTCCAATCAACTAACCCCTTCCAATATGTAGGCAATATAATCTCTTTTTTATTCACTACTTTACCTCTACAGTAAACATCATTAGATGGTCCCTCAGGGCAAGTATGACGTAATCGATATCCAGGTCTGGTTGGGTGAGGAATATCAAAGTTTTTCTTTGCAGCAAGGATATGTCCACCGTTGTTGGACATCACATCCCCTTGAGCGATTAGATCGCCACCGACATGAACATTATCATTAGTATCTACAACTCCAAGAAAAGCACTTGGTCCAGACACTGCAAGAGAATATGGACTATGATTACCTCTTGGAAGAAGGATGCCTGGACAAATTCCTGCGAGAGAGGAGATAGGAGAGTCATCAGAGTTTCCATATGCACCAATACATACGGTCGCATATGGAGTAATAAACTCTGTGGCACCACCAAAGACAGCAGGGCCCTCTGAATACATGGAACCATTAATTTTTAATGGACCTTCTCCAATAGCAGGAACAATACCAATTCCTACTTTAAGTTGTCCACCTACGTTTTGATCGTCTGAAAAGAATGCCATTTTATCCCGCTAATTTAAAGTTTTCTTTTTCCATTCGTTGATGTCCATACTTATCATCTTTTAAATCACATGCATTGGTAGCTCCTCTTATAACTGAGGCGATCATTTTCATCTGTCCATTTGCAACAATTTCAAGTGTATTTGGTGTTGCTAATCTGAGAAGATTTTTTGCAGTAGATGTTATCTTTTTAGAATCTAGCAAAATAGCTTCACTAGCATTCAGTTTAATGTTTCCTTGATCAAGAGCACCAACAGCAACTAATTCAATATCATCGGCAACCATTCTTATTTTACCATTACTGGCGATAATGTCAATATCACCGTTCTCTGCATTAAGGAAGATACCATCTTGCTCGGCGTCAAGATCCATTCCACACTTGACAGCAAAAGTTCCAGGACTTGTCAGTGTTGTATATCCTGGCCTCTGTCCATCATTATCCATATAGAAACGATGACGACCATCCTTTGCCTGAAGCATCACTCCAGAGGTCACATCTCCTGTCTTATGGACCTTACCAAAGGAAATAGATCCATTATCATTTCCATAATCAATGGCAGTATAATTACGTTTAGCAGTTCCAGACTGTTCTCCTGTTCTACTATTATTTGTATTGGATCTGGTTGACATTTATCTCATGTAATAAGAACTATTTAAACAAGATTATCTGGAGTTCCTGGAATGTTAAGTCTAGGATTATTACTGTTGACATCAGTACCAGATCTCTGAATTGCAGAAGGTCTAGTGGTGACTTCACCATCAATGCTCTCCTGAAGGGTGGCGTAGACTTGAATAAGTCTTCCCGCAGTTTCATATCTTCCAGCAAAAGCGGTGCCATCCTTAAAGAATACTTCACCATAGTATGGACGACCCTCAATATATCCAGTCTGCTTGAGTCCGGCAAGGTCTGTGATCTGAATAACTGTAGCTGGATCAACTTCTGGAGTGTCAGGACGAAATTCAGTTATAAGACCAATTCCAATTCCAATTCCAGTTGTAGTTATAGTGGTGATTTTTGGAATTCTAGTAATCGGTATGGGAGTAATACCGACACCAACAACCTTTCCAAATTCTCCAATGGTGGGTGAGAAACATTCCCTTGTTCCATCTTCCTTTTCAATACAGATAAGATCACCTGGAGTATATCCAATACCTGATTTTTTTATGTCAAGAGTTGTGATTATGACTTGAGCAGGAATGCTAATACTACCACTAGGAGCACTATAAGAATTACCTGGTTCCTCAACAAAAACTTGAGGTACTGTTCCAATACCACCATTAATTCTCTTACATGGAGGAGCAAGAAGGACTGCGCTGACACCAACAGGATTAGTCAACCATGATCTTTGGTCAGCAAGTTCTACAGGAACTTCACATGTAATCTTGCAAGCTGCAACAGTAGGATTCTGCTGGAAAGTAGTTCCAGGTATTTTAACGTTCTCTAAGATTAACTTGATATCACGCTTTCCAGGATTTGGAACACTAAAACTAAAAACCTCAACTCCTCGATTAGTTCTTGTTTCACCGATAAGTTTATATCCCGCCTGACCAAAACTATTACTTAAATTTTCACCTATGTAAACTTGTAAAAGATCATCTGCCTCAATTTCCATTTTGTAATCACCAGCAATTGGAAACTCAACATTCTCCCATACCATTTCCCATCTTCTACCTTGAAGATTACTACCACCTTCTCTTGTTCCCAAGGGGAAGAATGGTGATAAGAATGGACCAAGTGATCCTGTTCTATAAGTTGCAAGAGTTGGATTCAAAATTACTGGAGCAGTATTAGGAGTACCTGATCCAACAGTGGCTGATCTAGAGAGTTCTTTATTCTTAACATCATATTTGCCAAACCCTTCACCAATACTAGTGATTGGTTCTGCTACAGTTTCCTCTGAAGCATCAACTCTGAATGTAAGATCCCAGGTATTTCTCTTTTGAGTTCCTTGACCCGATGTACCCTTTACACCCTTTCTCTTGTTAGATGGAGTAAAGATACCTTTATTGCATCTAATCTGCATGTCATCATTATCATTTGCAGATCCAATAACATCGGCAAAGATAACATCAGATTGATTTGGACTTTCTTTAGCACCACCTGCTCTGCTAGAACCAAAAGTTCCTCTCTTCAATGTTCCTTGTTCTGGAACAAGTCTCACTTCTTCAGGTGCTGCAGGAATGAATTGAGTTGCATCAAGTCTAATAGTTTGAGTTTTAGTCCCCTCTTCTCCTACCTGGTTCCATACTTTACCACCAATCTCAAAACTATCTAAAGCTTTACCCGCAACATTTGGATTATCATCCCATTCTAAAGTTATTCTTACAGAACAATCACCGTTTGCCTCAATAGACTTTCCATCATTAGAAAATTTAGCAGTACCTCCTTTCACATCTTCGATGATGATTTTTGCGTTTATGTCCCTGCCATTACTATCTCTCAATTTCAACGCATCATTTTGTTTGTTTCTGTTATTACCTGAAACCTCGATGGGATTATTATTGGGATTAAGGTTATTGAATTTGATGGGAAAATTCTTGGTGATGTTTTTTCTTGTTGTACCTTTATTTGAACCACTACCAACTCTAATGGTTTCCCTTTCCTCTCCTTTCTCACCTCTTTGTCTAAAAGTTTTACCTCCGACTTTCAGTACTCCAACTGCTTTACCAGCACTCTTGGGATTATCATCCCATTTAAATTTTAAAGTAACATCACCATTACCCTTTACAATTAATTCAGACCCATCATCACTGAACTTGGCAGTTTGTCCTGGTGACATTGAGTCAATACTAAGAGTTGCATTTGGATCATCTCCATGTTCATCCAGATATCTAATTTTTTTGCGTTCAACATTACCAATTTTGGCTTTCCTTCCTCTACCGCTCTCTCCAGGTGGTGCCAGTACAATTTTATATCGCTTTTCTTCATTTTTTATAGTATGAGTTCCAGTGGCAATCGCAGTGACTTTATAATCAGTATTGCGCTTTACTCTCTTAGATATTGTATCAGTTGTATTACTTTTTTCAACATTATCAATCGTAAAACTATGATCTCCACCTTTCTCTTTGAAGACAAACTTCAATCCCATATTTTTCTTCGATCCCTGACCATAGACATCAAAGTCAACACCAATTTTATCTGGTTTATCGGTAGGTTTTGACACCCAATCTTTAGTGTTGAATACTTTTTTAGTAACTTGCTTGTACTTAATTCTCTCCCCATTTCTAACATTAATATTAATTGTGGCCTCACCTTTTTCTAAGAAGATTTTATTGCTTGTAAGGTCTTTCTTTTCAGTACGGAATCCATTAACATCTTTAATTTCTTTTGTAGTAGCCGTGCTAACTTCACTGCTTTCTGGATCTTGAGTGATAGTGACTTCAGCAAAATTATCAACAGTTCCTTTGAAAACATAGAAACCCGTAAATGGAATAGTGGTGGTCCAACTATTACTCCATGAGTTGCCACTATATCCACTACCTTTAGTTCCGATAGGAAGAACAGGAGACATAGCATAACGATTCATGAACTTACTCCAAGATCTTCTTCCGCTAGCAAAGCGATGAGTTACTGGATGCCATTGATTTTTTGCAGGATGTCTAGTTGTCCAAATTGGATTTGGTGGACAAGGACCTTCTGGTTTTACTACTGGTTCAATGGGAATTGGTGGTGGGGGAGCTTGAATTGTTAAAGCAGCACCGAAAGGATTTTGATTCCAAGATTGACGAAGCGTAATTTCTTTTGAAACAGTAACAAATGCAGTTTTAATGTTAATAGCAAGTCCCATTGGATTGCCTGCATAGATCGGTTTACCAGGGATCTGCTGTAAGAATGCTCTAATTGTATACGTTCCTTTCTGAACTTCTAATGCGAATGTTTGTTTTCCATTAGATTTTCCTGGACCTCTAAATCCTTTTACATCTAATGTTTGTGCCTGGAATTTTCTATTAAAAATTTCAAGACGTACATTATCATCAACCTGAATATCTACTGTGTAAGTTCCTGATGCAGGAAATTTAATATCTTTCCAAACAATCTTATGAATCCCTGCATAGTCATCACAAGAACCTGTTGCATCATCTAAATTTTTGTTAGATGGATTATTTCTTCCATTCTTCGGGGGTTTTGGTAGTTCCGATTTAGATGGTTTAACAGCGTTGATATAATCAATGAAAAGTTCTCCATTATTGTCAAGACCATTTGTAATATCATCATCAAAAACAACAGTATCATCTACTGGCTTGAACCCAGAAGTTGGTGATCCTCCAATAGATTTAACTTTATATTCTTTACCTGCTGTGAATTCTCCCGATCCTTTGATTGTTTCTTTCTCTTTTATTCTTCTATTGTAAGCATCGCGTCCCTGGAATCTACTTTTTCCAGAAGCGTTGAATCTTTTCTGTTCTGTTCTTTCTAAAATAACATCTGGACCGTCCGCACTAACTTTTACTTTTCGTGCAAATACACCAGAAGCTACAAAGTTGTCATCTGTTTTTAATTTAAATCCAATCTTTGCTTTACCAGTTCCAATAACTTTTAAGAATACCTCACCATTTCTTTTTATAAACTTTGCCTGTGGTTTTACAAAAGGAGTGGGTTTCACGGTAGGGGGGACAGCAGGAATCTCCTTATCAAGTTCTACTGGGTTAAACGGAGTGATACCATCTCTATTGAAGAAATCTCCAAAAGGACCAACATCAGGTCTCATTCTATAAAGTTTTCTGTCTGCTTTATCAATAAACTGTCTTGTATTGAATACCAGTGCTTTCTGTATATCTTCTTTCTCCAGAGATTCTCCAGTTTTTGCGTCAACAATATCCTGGTCCTTGAGATCTTGCCAAAGGTCTTTTACTAATCCACCAGTTTTTTCATCAAATACATATTCGAGATCAAAAGTGTTTCTACCCTTATTTGTGTCACCATGTCTATTACTTCTCCTTGGATTAGATGACGTGAAAACTCCACCCTTCTTGACAAAGACTTGCATATCATCATTATCATTCGCAGATCCAAGATAGTCTGCAAAAACTCTACTAGAACTCGCTCTTGTTTCTTTATTCTTGGTGCCGTTTTCAATACAACCCTGTTCTATGAGGGATTTATAACTTTGTGGAGATGGTCTAGTTCCTTTGAGACTGATCGTTTGAGTTTTAGTTCCTTCTTTTCCTACCTGGTTCCAAACCTTACCACCAATCTCAAAACTATCCAATGCTTTGCCTGCAACATTTGGATTGTCATCCCACTCTAAAGTTATTCTTACCTCACAATCTCCTTTTACCTCAATACCCCTTCCATCTGAGGTAAATTTAGCAGTACCTCCTTTTACATTTTCAATAATAATTTTCGCATTTACGTCCTTACCATTATTATCTTTTAATTTTAATGCATTCCTTTGATTTTTTCTGTTGTTACCCGAAATCTCAATGGGATCATTGTTAGGATTGAGGTTATTAAATTTAATTCGATGGACTCTTGTAGCTTCAGCTAAGGGAGTACCGCCTCCAGTATTTCCAACTCTAATGGTTTGTCTTTCTTCTCCTTTCTCACCCACTTGTTTGAAAGTCTTATCACTAACTTTCAATTGTCCAACTGCTTTACCAGCACTCTTGGGATCATCATCCCATTTAAATTTCAGGGTAACATCACCACTTCCTTTTGTGATAAGTTTAGATCCATCATCACTAAATCTAGCAGTTAATCTTGGTGATGTCGAATCAATGCTCAACTGTGCATTCGGATCATCCCCTTTTTCATCTAGATATTTAATTTTTTTGCGTTCAACTTTACCAAGACGAGCCTTCTTTCCTCTACCCTTTGTTCCTGGTGCTGCTAATTCAATTGGAATGATTGTTTCTTTATTTGGATTTTCTTTTGTTTCAGCGGTTGCTATAAACTTAACATCATATTTTGCACCAGCAGTTACTTTACGATATACAAGTCTAACTTCTTTATTCTCTCCCTCATTATCAATGGTAAAATTATCAGAAGCATCTGCCTTATTTGTGAAAACACATTTAATTTTTCTATGTCTACCACTACCTCGACCAACAACATGAAACTTGACAGTACGAATCTTAGTCTTGTCGCCACCATCAGCACTGTAAGTTTCCTCAATAATTTTCTTTTGTGGGAAGTTTAATAAATCAATTCTAATCTCATGGAGACCTTCTTTCACCTGCTTCTTCAACTTTACTGGGGATTTACTAAAAGTGTCGGTGATATCCATAATCTTTTCCCCATCCAAGAGAACTTCACCCTGATTATCAGCAGCTCCTCTGAAGATATACTCTCCATCATGAGGAAAATGCTCTTTATACAATAATGTATAAGGTTTGTCCGCTCTATCTGTTCCAGGTTGATCTGATGCAAACTGTGGCGCAACAGCATACCTGTTCATAAAACTGGGTTCAACTTTCTCTGTGAAAGTTATTTGCTTTCTTCTATTGAGACGATAGGTTAAGGCAAAAGTACCTCTTTTAAATTTGTTATTTTCGTTCTTGTCAATATCTCTAAGTTTTTTTCTTAATTCTTGTTGTTCTGCTCTCTTTTCCGCAAGTTCTACTGTAAGGTTTCCATGTTCTTCTTTGAGTGTTCGACTATCGCCATTTCTAGATAGTTCTTTTTTAATGTCAAGTCTTCTAGCTTGAATTTTATCAATAGATTTCTTTAATCTAATTTGTTTATTTTGAATTCCAGAAGTATCAAACTTAACTGCGGTTCTTTCACCCGCTTTGAAACTACCAATGTTAGCAGTTACTTGAATATCATCATTATCATTTGCAGAACCAATAATATCAGCAAAGATAGCTTTAGATCTCTGCCCAATTGCTTTGTTTCCTCCTATTTCTTTTGGTCTTCTTCCTGCTTCTTCTATAAGACCCTGTTCTAGTTTCCTAGTACCTGGATCTACTGTTTTCTTTCTTATATTAGAAGTGACATTGTATGTTGTGTTTGCTTTAAGGGATACTAATTGAGTTCTTTTCTTCCCACTTCTTGCGTCATGAGTGATACCTTTAACTCTGAATTGATGAGATCCATCTTCTGCTTCAAACTGGAAGTAGATCTGTCTATTTTTATATGTTCCTTGTCCATAAACTTCAAATTCAACATCCTGAAATAAATCATCTTGCTCTCTTTCTCCACCCCATGCCCAATGCTCTACAGGAAATAAGGCAGTACCAAACTTCTTTGATTTTTTACTTGTACCATTACCTTTTACATTTACTGGAGTTTCATCTCTAGTTGTCCACCAAGGTTTATTTGGATCATAACCTTTAAGAAATTTCAAATATGCATTCAGTTCTGTTTGAAAACTACTTGCATTAGTCAAACTCAAAAAGTTAGCAGGATTCCAATCTCCAACTACACTTTGACTGCCCATATCATAAGTCTTTCCCCAAGGATTATCATCAGGATCATAATCATATTCACCTAACTTGAAATTGTAATCTTCTACATCTGCCTCTTCATCAAATCGTTCTTCTATAAATCCAATACTTCCTAATACAGATTTACCTTTAGCACCAGATCCTCTTTTACAATCATCAATGATACGAACCTGTGGAGGAATCTTGTACCCAAATCCACCATGAATCACGCGGACATGAAGGATTGAACCATCAAGACCAACAATTGGAGTTGCAACGGCACCAACTCCACCACCACCTTGAAGTTCTACTTTTACTCTGCAGGTGTCAAGTTCTGATTTGTATCTTTTATAATTTGCTTCTGAAGTCTTAGATGGTGTAGCACCATCGGTAGAGATCTGATTCTCATCTCCAGGATCTGGGATTACTGGTTCTTCACCATCAGGACCCCCAGCGTATTTTTCAGATCCAGATCCTTCTTTCGCAGTTTTAAATCCCTTTACCGTATTACAAGGGTCAAATTCACCATTCTCATCTACAAGACCTTCTGGGTTAGCTGCCGGTAAGGTATCTTTATTTGTTAATTTATTAACTTCATTGATATTGATATATCTTACTTTATCTCTATTCGTTATAATAAATTGAGTACCAGGATTTCTTTCTGCATACTTGTTTGCTTGATATACAGAAAGTCCGCTTACATATCCTCTTTTTGGGTCAATGTATCCAACACGAACAGCATCATTCGCACCTTCTTTGGTAGAGAAAATATCATATGTTGCATTAATTTTTCTGTCGGACTTTGACCCTGCCATCTTATACTACTTCTTCCGATGTCATGTGTGAATATTTATTAGGCTATTTGTAGGTAATCATCTGGGTTATAAGTTTCATCATCATACCCTGCGTCAAGATCAACGTCTGGTTGATCTTTACTTGGAACAGCATAATCTGGTGGAGGTGCTGGTGTAGTCATTATCTCATTCCTGTCCGAACCACTTACGGCAACGGAGTTGCCAACGGACTCAAGACTAGGAACTTCTGCTGCAGATGCTCCTGAACCACCAGTAGCAAGTTGATAGTAATCGTTGATTGCTTGCTTTGGTGGTAGTTCTCCTGCAAAAACATTTGCTACAACATTAGCAAAATCGAGAGCAGCACCAAGACCACCAGCAATGTCCGGAATCATATTCACTGCTCCACCCATGCCACCAGTTATGACATCAGCACTTGCTCCAAAATCTCCAAAGCTATCTCCCAATCCATTACTCATCAACTCTTTTCCAGCACTCAAAGCACTAGAAACACTATCCATTTCTGCTTGAACTCCATCAAGATACATGTTCAAACTACGAACAACATTAGTATTTGCCTGTTCTATCTGTTCTTTATTTTTAGATATTACAGTTGATGCTACACTTTCAGCATAGCACGCTGGAACTTTTGGAGCGGTCCTAAATTTTCCATTGTTGCGGCGATCTCCAATTCCAATAGCATTTCCAGTATTTGGATCAATGCCACTCTGCCCACCACCTGAAGTTTGTTGTGCTGCAAAATCCCTTGCTTCTTGTTCTCTTGCGGCAGGTTGCAATGCATCCATTAGAGTAGCACACAATTGATCACCAAGTCCTCCAATCATTTGGTTGTACATTCCCAGAATCATTTCATTCAATTTCTCTTTTAGATCACCTATTTGATTTCTAAAAGAAGATGGTAATGAAGCAACAACTTTTGTCATAACGGAATTGAGTTGTTTCAAAACAAATTCCATTATCTTATCCATCAACACTTTCATATATTTTGCTGCCTGCATTGCACCCTTGCAGATCATATCTTCAAGGCCTCCTGACATAGTATTTGATACGGTATCAACATAACTCTGGATAGCATTCAAATACTTATCCATCTTTTGACTGATATTATCAATGATAGTCTGAATTGCTTTCATTGCAGACTGAACTGGATCATCAGGAATGGGCATGACAGTTTTTTCTTCTGCCAAGTCCTGCTCCTTTACATCACCAGCAGTAATATTTTGAACGTCTGGACTTTCTCTTTGTGCTCCTTTTCTGAATGGAGCAGTAGGTGCTGTCTGTTGTGCTTCTCTATTGCCTACAACATTTGCTACTGCTGCCATTGCAGCATTTTCTACTTCCTGAACAGACTTGCCTTGTGCCCTTGCCTTCTCTCTTGCTGCCTGTGCTGCTTCTAATCCTCCAGGAACTGATGACAATGGTTGGTCTGGTCTTAATCCAAACTTATTCAGTTTTACATTTTTCGGTACTTGTTGTGCAGCAGGTGATGAGTTAGGGTGCTCTGATTTTATATCACCATCAGGAGGAGTTGGTTTTTCTCCAGTGCTTGCATCTTTGGATACTTGTCCGTCAGCATATCCACTGACTGCCAAAGATCCTGGTTGTTTGTTTGTAACTCGATTATCACCAACGGTCAGTGCAGGTTCATTCTGAGCATTATTTCCAAGAACTCCCATGATGACAGGAACGGTCATTGCCGTTCCATCCATGAAGAAACCAAACACCATGTTTCCTTGACGGAGTGCTGGCGTCTGACCACTATTACTGAGACTTCCTCCCGATGTTACGGGCATCATCACGTTAGCCCAAGGCAAGTCTTTAGAAGGTATTACCTCTTCACCTTGATCATGAAGACCAAGAATTCTTACCTTGTACCTTCTACCCCAGCCTACGTTTTCTGCATCGCTTGCATGAGGAGCACATATAATATTTTCTCTCCAGACGGAATCGTCAGCAATCTGACCGATCCACCAGTGAAAACTGGATCCTAGTAAACCAGAATCAAATAATGCTCCCCCGTCCTGTGCCATATTAATCAGTTATCGTGTGTCTTACATTCAGGAGCACTTGGTTCCACTTCGCAGTAAAGTTCTAGTGCTGTAGGATCGTGATGGTCTCCTGCTTCGATTTCTTCTTTATGATTTTCGACGTATACTTCTAATTCATGCAACTCTTCTTCAACATGACGACGTTGTTGCGGGTTGGTAGTAGGATCTTGCAGAATCTGCTTATCCTTCTCAATGTGCTTTTCGATGCTTTCCATGTACTGTTACCTTTTCGTGTGGTTTCCTTGTCTCCCGAAGGAATCTCGTATTAAACAGAGTTTAGTTAGAGTCTTATCGGGTTTTATTTGATGACATAGACTTGCTATAATATATAGACCCCCAGCCTGCTTGTCAATCTCATCGTTTTTTGTGTCTTCTTCTGGTGACGGAGCATCAAAGAATATCATGTCTCCTGCATGTAATTCAAAATCTCCTTGAACTAAAATATGAACTTTCGATGCGAAAACCTGATTATATCTCATAATCGACTGGTTGTAAATACCACCAAAGTCAAAGTTATTTTCTGAGGATTCTTCAGCAGTTTGTCCAAAGGATCCAGTATCAAGAAAATTCAATGTAGTTCTTGAAAACTCTTGTATTAACGATGGATTAAAAGTAGCCAACTCCTTTGCTGCGGATGTCAATGGTTTAATTGCTTCATCAACATTCTCTACTATGTCTTCTATTGTAGATAAAATAGTTCTCTTAAAATTAAAATTGATTGGGTCAAATGTTATGGAAGCAGTTGAGAATGCTCCCATCTTTGACATCTCTAATTTACTAGCACTCTCTCTGTCATATGTTAATGCCTTATAATCATAACCTTCAGGAACTTGATTCTTCTCTGGTCCTTGGTTGTAAATAATTGATCTCTTCCTAGGGTTTTTCTCCTCATCAAAAAAACTATCAATTGACTTAAAGACCATCTTTTCTGAAGTTTCAAAGAAAAAATATCCTGCAGTCTGACCTTCACCGCCAGATGGTTGTGCTTTCTTGGCGAAGGTGTTCAGCATATAATATGGTTTTCTGTTTAATCCATATTCTTTAAGAGAGTTACTTGTGTCCTCAACATCTAATGTTTTTTCTGTTTTCAAGAAATCTGTCATTAGAGTTTTTACATGATCAGAAATTTTTTGTTTTGGGAAAAACTTTCTAACATTTTGAGTATCATTAACAGCAAATGCTTTAGATGACAGAGGTAAAATTACAAGAGACTTGGTAGTTTCTGATGATATATTCATATCATTACCAACGATCATATCAAATTCTAATGTCGTTTCGTTATTATCTTTAGCCTTAAATGAGAAGGTTTCTCCTCCATTTAAAGGAAGACCTTCACTCACAGTCTTTTTATCAATTGAATTACCCGCATCAGAGAACATAAATGTTGCCTGAATTCCATCCTGCAAGATACTCTCATAGTATCTCAATTCAACAAAACCACCAGCAACACTAACAGAGCGACTAGGATCTTTTTTATCAAATATAGTTGCAAGTTCTATTTTACAAGATCCTGCATTTTGTCCTTGAGTTTTCTTTGTTTCTGACATTGGTATTTCCCTCTACATCTATTTACCCAAATTTATAAAGAATATCTTTGTACGATGAACCTCTACCTGGGGTTGGAGATGTCGATCCATCGATCATAGATCCACTACCCTCATCCCCACCAGAATAACCAGGAGCAGATTCAGCACCTACCATTTGCATTTGAGGTTCTTGTGGTCTCTCATAATCAGTATATGCCATGAGTGCCTCTACAGCAGCAGGACCTTTTGCTCTGTTTATTGCATCAAATAATCCAGGGAATGTCCCTTCAATAGCGGTGTAAGAATCATTATCAACAACAAACTCCTTACCTTTCTCACCCAACATTGCATGGGTAATACCTTTGACTAGACCACCAAGACCATATGCAATATGAACGTGATCAGCATGACCACCAGGATCATTTCCTTCATGTGCAAACTCAGCACGTTGAGTTATACCCTTACTCTTCTCCCAGGTATTGATAGCATTAATGATCTGGGTTTGGTCATCAGTGCCCGATTGACCCTTCCTTCTAAAGAGATTTGGTCCCCATCCACCAATATCAATTGCTCTTCCACCTTGAGACTCATAGTGTAGAGAAGCAGCTCTGTGACCAGACTCTCTAGGCCATGGTGGGTGTTCTGGGTGCTGGTGTACTCCAGATCCCCATCCACCAAGACCCTGTTCATCAAGATATCTACCAAGTTCTCCAGCGAGTTTAGATCCTTCACCTTGATTTCTGATACCTGCTCCAGCAGATGGAGATCCAGTATTAGTATTAGTAGTATCACCTGCTAAAGTATCTGATCCATATCCTTCAGATGGATTGATTCCTTCTGCTGCTTTTGCTGCCTCAAGTTCTTCTGGAGACTTTTGCGTTACTTCTTCGCCCTTTATCATCGCAACGATGGTGCCAAGATCTGGAAGTTTAGATGCAAATGCGTCAATCTTACTCTTAATACCTCCCAGACCTGCTTTCTCAAATATGGCATCTTCACCTGCTTTGATGTCAAAACCGTCTCCAAGCAGCATCGGACCCATGTCTCTCACAAACATATAACCATCTAATGCTGTTGATAGAACACTTAATGGTGCTAATGGTGGGAAGATGCTTGCGATATCTGCAACACCCGCCATCATTTCGATTAAGGCACCAAAAGTATCTCCTCCAGCAAGTCTATCATATCCAAATGCAAGGTTTACAAAACCACCAACAACTGGAAGAACTTTACTTCCAAGTTTCTCCATTATCTTTGAACCAAGTTCTCTCAGTCCAGCCTTAGCTCCACCCCCCTTGGCAAATGCTTGCAGCAGTTTCTGAACTACGGGTAATTTTGCAAGAAACTTAAATACGTCATCGGCAGTTTTTTGTATTTGTTTTGCTATTGGTTCGATGACTGGTTTTAATGGTTCAATAATTTTCTGTACTGCAAGTCTCTTTCCAGCATCAATTAAGTTACCCAGACCTGATGTTACAGATTTATATTTGTCAGCTAAATTTTTACCAAGATTTGAGAACCCTTTTGATATTCCCAGTTTACTATCAACAAACTTAGCAGTATCTACAACTTTTCCGCCAACAAATACAGCACCCTCAAGAGTTTTCTTACCAAGAAAATCTGTTGCCTGTTGAGTTTTTTTGCCAACATCATCAAGGAAACCTAAGAATCCACCAAATTGTTTTGGTGGTGGTTGTGTTGGTGTTACTTTTCTTGCTGTATTTAATGCATCCTGAGTTGATGTACCAGCTTGTTTTGCCTGCTTATATGCATCAATCTGTTCATCTGCTAATCCAAATCCCTTTTGGAGTTTAGTTTCTACATCAGTCTTTACACGAATCTTTCCGTCAGCAGAGTCTGCTATCTCAGTTGCTTTGACCTGTCTAACTTTACCAGTTTTAGGATCTACTCCCTCTCCTGGTTTTAATTTAGGTTTGCCAGTTTTAGGATCTATCTCCGGTGGTTTAGGTTTAGGTTTATTCTTATCAAATAAACCTTCAAGAGGATTGAACGCAGCAACACCTAATGCAATAATTCCTATCAGGTTAAATGCCTCGTTCAATTTGGACATTAATTCTTCAAATTTTTCACCAGCACCTTCACCAAACTTATCTTCTATGAATCCTTTGGTTCCCTCATATGCTTTCTTACCCCATAGCAAGAAAGTTCCTGCAGCATCAAGAATCCCTATTACAAGATCAGTTATAAAATCAATACTACCGCCAATGAATGCAAGAAGACTTTGACCACCTGGTAGTTTAGTATTGATAAGTTTTATCAACACCCAACCCAAGAAAAGATTCTTGAAGAAATCAAAAACACCAGAGAGTAATCCCTTTCCAGGAACATTAAATCTCTTTCCAGCCTTCTTATCTTTATTGGGTACAACTTTTTCTAAACCAGTTTCTTGTTTCTTTCTTCTCTGCGTCTCAAGTCCTCTTCTTTCTGCTTTAGATCTTGCTTTATCTGCAGCAAGAGTTCCTTTCAGAATATTCTGAATTTGAATTACTCTTTCTTTTATAAGAAGAATAGTATCCTGCTCTGTCTTCTCACCAGCAGGTTCAGATGAAGTTGGTTCTTGTATGGGTGCTGGAACGATAGCACCAGCAGGGATCATTGATGTCTTGGGGCGAATTGCTAGTGCTCCAGGTTTTTTCTCTTCTGCTCCCTCACCTTTTACTGCTTCTGGTTTTACTTTAGTCTTCTTACCTTTGATGAAGTTTGTGGCAGCACCTTTTGCAGCACCCTTTACAAGGCCTCCACCCATTGACTTTAATCCTGCTCCTAGTAATGCTGGTAGTGCCATATTATGCTACCATACCTAAGACTTTGATTTTTTCCATGGAAATCATTGCATTTGCATCAAGATCTGGAAAACTATTTGCATTATTCTTCTGCTGAGCAGCACTGTTAGCAGTAGATTTTTGTTGAGATCCTCCAGGCATCGGACCATCAGTAGGGGGAGGAGAGGTTGGTAGAGGTCCTGGAGGTGATTGGAATGATTTCTTACCTTGCAGTGATGCTAATGTGGTTCCAGATGGAGAAACACCAGCAGCTGCTGTCTTACCACCAGTGAGCATTGCAATCCCACTTCCAACCTTATAATTTGACAATGATGCTGCTGTAGTTCCAGATGGCGAAACACCCCCACCGCCAGGTCCAGGAGGGGTATATGATCCTCCTCCACCACCAAATGCAGTAATAGCTCCTGCGCCAGATGTATTATCATATGCGATTGGTTCTAATCTTGCTTGCTCAACAATTGCTCTTTCAGAAGCAGTTGCCTTATCACTTGGACCAACCCATGGGGAGATTCCTCTCTCCTTCATTAACTGAAGTGCCATCAAATCTTGGACTGCAGGAGTGAATTTAGCAGTATCAGGAATACCAGCACGGGATGCAACTCCAGGAAGAGTGTTGCCAATGAACTGATATGCACCGACAGCATGAAGTTTTCCTGCTTGTATCCACTGCTGATCTGTCATGGACTTATCATCATATTGCAGTGCTTTAATTTCACCGAGAGTAAAATCTGTCAATGATCTACCTTCATGTTGAGGCATTTTCTTAATATCACCAGAGAATCCCTTAACACCTCTACCACCCTTCGTTCCAATCTGATTGACAGCATCATATCCTGCTGCTCCAGACTCATACTTTGCAAGAACCTGAAGTGCTTTCTGTTGAGTTTCACTTAATGTACTACCAGATTGCTGTTTTTCTTCACCATCAGCACCCTCTCTTGCATCTTCTTTGGTGGTGTCTTCATCACTACCAAACCCAAACATGCTTTTAACACCACCATATAATCCACTAATCATATCTCCAGGATTAAATGATCCTTTAGCAGCTTTCTTCTTTTCTAAATCCTTGTTTTCGGTGTGTGGTTTTTCTACTGAAGACATTGGTTTGTCTCCAATCTGTCCACCACCTGCAGCATAGGTGACACCATTCATTCTCTTGGGCAAGTTGGTGCCTCCACCTGCAGCATTCATCGATGCCATGGTGCTTGCTCCATACTTCTGGACAGCACCTCTGCTCATAACAAATTCACCAGGTGCCAGCATGGCAGGTACGGTGTCTCTGTTTGGTCCACTACCAGGAACCATTCCACCACCCTTCATTTTTGCTGGAGGAGGATTACCCATCTGGGTTGACATATTCGTCGTCTTTTTTTGCAACTCAGTTGGATTAGCAGGATCGTATTCTTGCCCAGCAACCATCTGTTTGGTTTCTGGTTTTGTCTCATCTTTTGCAGGTGCTGCAGGTGCTGATTTAGTCAAATCTACGTCATCTGCACCACCATCCATCGCACGACCAACAAGCATCGCTCCACCAACAGCTGTTGAAAGCAATGCCGCACTTTTTCCAAATCCAAATCTTTTAGCTGCAGTAAATAAGGCGGGTATTATCGTTGATGCAAGTTTAAAAACAAATCCACCAACAACTTTAATCAGACTTACTGCAAACCGACCAAAACTATTTCCAAATAACAAGTATGCTGCAAGTAGAATAGGCCAAGTGTTCTTAAAGAAATCACCAATTGCTGTAATCTTTTCTTCATTCTCTGGATCAGAAAACCATTTAATAATTTTAATAAGTACCGTACCAATCAAAACATTCTTGATAAAATCAAACAGTCCATCAAGAAATCCTTTGACTGGTTTAACTAATTTGGCAGCCTTAGATATAAAACTTTTAATACCAGAATCTTCTAATTTATCTTCTGCTCCTGCTCTCTTTTGTTTTTCCGCACGTTTTCTATCTTTCTCTGCCTGACTTGCGGAAAGTTTTTGTTGTCTTTTTAAAATTTCTATAATAGAATTGACACCCTTTAGAATATCTTTTAAAGGATCGCTCTTTCTTGGTGCGCGTTTCTTCTTTACACCCTCCTCTTCTTCAGATTTGGGTGCTTTATATGGGACTATTGCACTAGTAGGAAGTGCCTTCTGTTTTGGTGCAACCTTTCTTTCAAAAAGATTCTCTGGTTTTATCGTTGTCTTCTTTGCTTTAAACTTTGTGTCTGCTGCTTTTCTTGACTTCCTTACTTTTATTACTTCTTCTCTTAAGACAGCACTTCTTTCATCACCTTTACCACCCGTCTTAAATTCAATGGTTGCAATCGCTTCTTTTAAGGCACTAAGATAATCCTCTTCCTCCGACAAATTGTCGAGGTCAATACCCATCTCAAGGAGGATATCAATAGGATCAGTAGTCTGTATCAAGGCAAAGTTGAGTCTAAAATAAGCCTCAAGATCCATATGGATCATGCCTAGGCGAAAAAACTTGCCAGTCCCTCCAGAAGAACTTCATTTTCCTTCTTGGTATTTGGATTTTCAAACTTCACAGTATGTGAAAGTTTTGGCATAGTCTCAAAGAAAGTTTCAATCTCCTTAAACTGAGTAGAATTCATCTGCTCAAGGAAGTCTTTAATTTCTTTCTTAGTACAGTCAGCGGCCGCCCATACTTCTTCTTCGCTGTAGATCTTATCAACACAAGATGCAATCAAATCAAAGGACTGTTCCATTTGATTCTTTTCATTAAACTCAAAGTTATTTGAAATGAACTGATCCAGTGAAGGATACTTCATTTCCATCATTAAGGTATCATCAAGTTTGATCTGACGAGTGTGATCATCATTCTTTGCTACCTTGATGTCATCCAATCCGATTGTGACTTTAACTTCAGTCACACCATCATCAGGAGCAATCAGATTAACTTCAACTTCTTCACCCACAGATTTTCCGCGAATGTTGAGGAAGAGATATTCAATATCAAATGTAGGAAGTTGTTCTACCTTAACTCCCCGCGTTTGAATACAGTTTTTCAGAACAGACTTAATTGCTGTTGTGATTTGTTTTGTATCCTCACTCTCCATTGCAAGGACAAGAAGTTTCTCTTCCTTGACTAGGAAAGGTCTGTATTGAATTGTCTGTCCAGTTGATGGCAATTCAAGATCATACTTGGGCGTAGCAATCTTTGGTAAAGGCATAATGACCTATAGATGTATTTCAGTGTGATTATTTATTGGGGTTTTTTTAATTCCCGCTAGCGGTGGCTTGAAGTGATCTTCCTATTGCTGAATTTGGATCAACTCTATCTCCTACATTCGCATTAAGAAGTTGTTGTTCCGTAGTAATCATTACTTCTCCAGTCGCGGAATCAATATTTCCTGAACCAGGATTACCATCCTTATCCCTACCTGAAGTGGATTGAATAATCTTAGACGCTTTCTTTTGAGCGACTGGTGGTTCCTGAGTATTCACTTTATCAGCATTTTGAGTTGCAACTGCAGGTTTGGGTTGCTCTGTTGGACCTATTAGTTCAGTAATAACATATCTCAGATATGTCATAGAGACACTACACTTTAAAAGACTGGAGGAGTCATAACTCACTGGCATCGATGATACAGAGATCGGATATGCGCCGATAAATGTATACTCCAAACTATTTTTGTAATCTCTCTCGAATTTCTTTATCTTTAGACCTTCACATCTGTAATCATCCGGAAAATTCATTCTGTAATGATACCTAGTGTTTGTTAGTTTATATTCTGAACCATCACCCCTAGGTCCAGATTCACCTGTTACAAATCTCATCCATCTTTCAAAAAATCTAATGGGAGTATATTTCTCCGCATCCACATAGAATGTAAAGTCTATCCTATCATCATACATTCTTCTATGTGCAAACCTTTCGGTTACACCAGTAAAATCATTTTGAACTTCAAAAGTTGCGATAGATGAACCAGGGAGAGATGATTCGGAGCAATTGATATTTAAAGTCCTCTGACCATCTGTACCAGAACCCACGACTCCTTCTAGCAAGGTTTTAAGATTACCTGCTCCCACAGGGATCTCTACCTCAAAATGAGAAGTTAATGCGGGTCGAAGTATCTTAGATTTTAACGAAGCTATTACAGGTTCTTGTCCCTGTTGTTCCCCTTTTTTAGAGGATCCAGCTTCACCATAGGTTACTTGAGTAGGCATTTATAAATAGTTTTTACCTTATATATTATGTATGGCAGAAAGTATCAAGAGTAAATACAGACCGTCATTTCCTAAAAAATATAAGGGCGATCCTAACAATATCATATGCCGAAGTAGTTGGGAACGCAAGTTTTGTCGTTGGTGTGATCTGAATGAGAATATTCTTCAGTGGGGTAGCGAAGAATTTTACATCCCATATATGTCTCCTCTTGATCGTAGGGTTCACAAATACTACCCAGACTTTATCATAAAAGTAAGAGAAAGCACAGGTCAAATCAAGACCTATGTGATTGAAGTCAAACCAAAGAAACAAACAAAACCACCAAAAAAGAAACAGAGAGTTACTAAATCTTACATCTTTGAATGCAAAACTTGGGAAGTGAATAAAGCAAAGTGGAAAGCAGCAGTTGAATTTTGTGAAGACAGAAGAATTGAATTTAAGATCATCACAGAAGACGAACTAGGTATCAAATGAACCGCATAGAACCTGTTATTAGTGACATCAAATCCGAGAAAGATCTTGGAGAAAGAATGGAACTAATAATGTATGCTTTGAATGATACTGTAACACCCATACCCGAAGAAGGAAATATCTGTACCTTCAAATACTTTGCAAAGACACCTAATATCGAATACGATCAACACCCATTAGTTGCAGTGACTGATGTATTCTCTTGGGGGTTTCGTGGTATCAACTTTCACTGGAGAGATTACAGACAATATACCTGGGAGGAATTAGGAACTCAGGTCTATATTGTTCAACGGGAAGAGCTTGATGACTTACTATCATTACAATATACAAAACGAGTACTAAATAAGTAAAAAGAACCATATCTAATGGCATCGGCAACTAGTAAAGTCGCACCAGTAAAAACACAAGAGCCTGGCGCATTTGGATCTACAAGAGATGTGCAAAGGTATTATAAAACAGATGTAACTACTCTCGGTGATGGTAGCATCATGAGAGAAACCTATAGAACTGATGCAAATGGAAATAACCCCGTAAAGGTTCAGGAAGTAAGAGTTGATAAGGATGGTAATGTAACAAAAGATGTAATCTCTCCTGGTGCTTCAGCAGGAGAAAAGAAAGCATTAAAAGATCCAAACTCTCAATTAAGAAATTCAATACGAGATCAAACCAAAGATGCTGGAGATGCCGTTCAGAAAAACGAAGCAGAAGCTGCTGCTGGAGGACTTACATCGGTAGGAAAGAAAAATCAAAAAGTAGTAGGTGGTGATTCTGGTAATGACGCTGAAAATGACAATGATGGTGCTAACACTAAACCAGCAACAGGCGATGGTGTAAAAAGTTTATCTAATCTTGTTGAAGAATCTTCTGAAGGAACTAGAACAGAATTTCCAACATTAGTTCATCCAACAGGTCTTAGAACATCAAAACAAGATGTTATCCGTTTTGACATGATGGAGTACATGCCTCAAGAATTCATTAATGCTAGTTCAGGAGCACTTGGATTTAGTAATGCGGGCAGATCAGATTTCATGAACAGATCAATTGGTTCAGTAACTCTTCCCATTCCATCTGGAATCTCTGATCAAAATAATGCTGATTGGGGTTCTCAATCGATGACTGCACTGGATATTTTTAAGGCAGACGTGGCATTAAGCACACTAAATGGGGCAGCAACAGGAACAGGTGCAGGTGCAGGATTTGCAGATGCTGCTGGTGGTTATGCCAATTTTCTTAAAAGTAAGACAGGTAGCAATGCACTCACAACTGCTGCGGTAAATGCTTTTGCTGCTGCTGCCGCAAACGTTGATGGTCAGCAGTTGTTAGCAAGAACAACAGGACAGGTGATGAATCCTAATATGGAACTCTTATTCAAGGGTCCAATCCTGAGACCATTCTCATTTAAATTTACTTTAACTCCTAGAGATACAGCTGAAGCAAAGAATATTATTTCAATAATTAGATTCTTCAAGCAAGGAATGGCACCGATAAGAAGTAAATCAAATCTCTTCTTGAAGACTCCACATACTTTCCAACTTCGCTACCTACATAGAGGTGATACAGCTGATGGTGGAACAGGTTTACACTTTAAATTGAATGCATTTAAGGAGTGTGCCCTTCAGTCTTTTGGAGTAAATTACACTCCAACAGGAAACTATGCAACATATCAGGACGGCACAATGGTATCCTATGAAATCACAATGGGATTTAGCGAACTTGAACCCGTCTTTAATGATGATTATGGTCCAGGTAATGGAAAAGAAGCAGACGATCAAATAGGTTTCTAAAATGTCAAATTACTTCAGTCAATTACCAGAGTTTGAATATGTCAGCAGACTTCCTGATGCAAGGATATCTGATTATATTCCTGTGAAAAATCTTTTCATGAGAGGAAAACTCAGAGAAGATATTTTTCAGAATGCATCTGTTTTCACTAAGTATAAAATTAAAGGTGATGACAGACCAGATAATGTTGCATTTGAAGTCTTTGGAGATGCTAACTTGGATTGGTTAGTATTGACATGTAATAATATTATCAATGTATATGATGAATGGCCAATGACTCAGTTTAATTTTGAGAACTACTTACTAGAAAAATATGGGACATATGAAAATATCAATGCAACACATCATTTTGAAACAACAGAAGTTAAAAACACATCTGGTGTAGTAATTCTCCCTGCTGGGTTAGAAGTTGATTCAAACTATTCTATAACATTTTTTGATGAAGCAGTAGAGGGAATGACTACAGTAAATTCTCCAGTCACAGAAGTAACAAACTATATGTATGAACAGAAATTGCAAGATGATAGAAGAAATATCTTTTTACTAAAACCAAGATTCCTCAACGTAGTTAAGGATGACTTAGAAGAAATGATGATATACAAAAAAGGTTCCACTCAATATAAGAGTGAAACCTTAAAGACTGCAGATAATATTAGATTATTTCAGTAAGTTTATATACGCTGCGACAACCAAAAGGGTCAAACACAACTGGTTATATCTCATCATTCCTCAGCAAGTTTCTGGAAGTAGGACAGAGCATCATCTTCATCTGAGTCCGCAGACTTGGTAGGAGTGATGTCAGGAGCGTTGAAGTCTGCTGCAGGTGCAGGAGGCTTGCTTGACTCAAAGTTAGGAGAGAAAGATCCACGACCTTCACTCTCGTCTTCCAGTTCCTCATCAAAGCGACGAGCAGGTGCTTTGGCACCCAGAACCATCTTCAGACGCTTGTCCAGATCCTCATAGGACTTGAACTGGTCAGCAGCAGTCAGAGCAGTCAGTGAATACTGCTTCTTCCACAGTGCTTCCAGAGCATCGTCATCATCAAGGAGAGCACCAGGTGCTGCGAACTCAGAAGAATCATAGTTCCAGTAACCTGCAACCTTCTTCAGTTTCAGTTTGAAGTTGGCACCTGCCCAGAAATCAAAGGGGTTGATGGCAGTTTCATCTTCATACTCAGGTTGCATCGCTTCCATGATCTTGTCAAAGATCTTCTTACCAAACTTATACAGGAAGACTTTGCCTTCGTTACCAGGGTTTGCTTTGTCCTGCACAACATAGATGTTGGCATAGTAGGACAGTTTGCGCTTCTGCTTACGAACGGTGTCCTTG